TTTTCGGGTGCGCGCCGTCTACACGGTGGTGGACTAGCTGGCGACGAAGTGCCAACCATCCTGCAACGCGGCGAGGGCGTCTTCACCAAAGAGCAGATGCGTAACATGGCACCGGCTGGTGCAGCTACCGTGAACGTGCAGATCATCAATCAAACGCCTGCCCAGGTGCAGACCAAAAAAACCGCAGATGGCGGCATTGAAGTGCTGATCACGGCAATTGAGAACAAGCTGGCCGACAACGTCGGCTCGGGCGTTGGGGCATTGTCCGGCGCCATGCAAAGCCGGTTCGGACTGAGGACGGCCGTCTAATGGCAACTTTCCCCACATATGTTGGATTCGGTGTCGCTGGCTATTCAGAGGGGCATAGTGACGTCGTCATACGCACCGAGATGGAACGGGGCGTGCCGAAACAACGGCGAACGCAAAGTGATGTGCTGGTGCAAGTGGCATTGACCCTGTTTTTCAGCACAGCCGCAGACGCCGCCTCGTTTGAAGATTGGTATTACGACGATGCCGAAGCTGGCGCGGCTTGGTTCGACTGGACTGACCCGCGCACGGCTGATGTGCGCGAAGCCCGCGCGGTGGCCAATACGCTTGGCCCGCTGACGACCGTGGCGAGGTCCTTTGTCCATACGACACGCACGCTCACCATCGAATATTTGCGCACGCTATGACGGTCAGCGCGTCATTCATTGAAAACCGCCAGCGTGTCAACGATGCGGGCGGCCTGCTTGAGCTGCTGACCATCACGCATTCCAGCTTCACCGAGCCGCTCTATTTGGTCAACGATACGCGCAATTGGGAAATCAGCGGCATCACGTACACCGGGTTTCCGTTCCGGTTTACCTACCCGCAAGACAAAGCCAAGGAGTCGCCCAGGTCAACGCTGGAGATCGACAACGTCGGTCGCGACCTGACGTCGGAGCTTGAGTTATTGCCGTCCAGCGCGATCCTGATGGCGACGGTGAGCCTGGTTGAGCGCCCGAATCTGCACGAGCCGACGCTTTCGCTCGATTTCATTACCGAAACCTATTACATGCTGGAGTACACCGTCGAGTGGTCATGGACGGTGCCGATGACAAACGTATCGGTCAATGCCGCCGTTATCAGCGCAACGCTCGGCGTTGACTTTTTGATGCGTCAGCAAGCGGTGAGGTTGCGGCATGACCCGAACACCTCACCCGGCATATTCGAGGACTAGATGGCAACCGCAGAGCAAGTGCAAGCCTTCGTCGGGATCCCGTACGAAGCGGGCCGGTTCGACTGCGCCGACCTGGTCGCCCGCATCCAGTTCGAGTTGTTCGGGCGGGACATCGTCCTGCCTGGGCATCGGCCAGCTGGCGCGTTGACCCAAGCCGCAGCGATCCGGCGCCACGCAGATTCACTGGCTGACCGGATTGATCGCGCCCAGGCTGTCGACGGCGACGGTGTGTTGCTGCAGCAGCGCGGGCGGATCGTCCACATCGGCACGTTTTTCCGCATTGCTGGCGTCGCCTGGGTCCTGCACAACAGTGCAACGATGGGCCATAGCGTATTGCATCGATTATCAGAGCTGCCGGGCTACGGGCTAAGAGTGGAAGGGATCTACAGATGGAAATGACGCGCGCCATGGCAGGTGGGCTGACGGTCACGCCGCACCCGCTCACGCTCGATGGCCAGCGCTTTCTTCCGGCCCAATTGTTCCCTGGCGAGACCCTGCACGCATTCCTCGGTCGTCACGTCCCGAATCTGGATAGCGGTGCCTGGGCGGTGACCATTGGCGGGTTCGAAGTCCCGCGCGCACGCTGGACCAAAACAAGGCCAAAGGCCGGAACGATCATTGAATGTCGCGGCGTCGTGCACAAAGACGTCGCGCGCATCGTTGCCGTCGTCGCCCTTAGCTACTTCACGCTGGGTGCTGGTGGCCTGGCAGTCGGTTCGGCGACCTCCAGTGCGGGGTTTTTTGCAGCAGGTGGCGCGGTTGGTGGCGGCTTTCTGGCTGCCGCCGCCGTCTACGTCGCTGGATCGATCATCATCAATAAGGTGCTGGCGCCGGCAGTCGTTGATCCTGGTGCCTTGCGCGATATTCGATCCAGCCCGACCTACAGTTTGGCGGGCGGGCGCAACCGGGCGCGGATGTACGAGCCGATCGGCTTGCTGTTTGGCGAGCTGCANGTGGCNCCGGACTACGCATCGATCCCGTATACGTGGTTTGAGGGCGACGACCAGTATCAATACGCGATTTTCCACGCGGGGATCAACTGTGCGTCAGTGGCCGGCTTGAAAATCGGACAGACCCCGATCGCGAGCTATTCGGACGTCACCACCCGGACCGCTGGCATCAGCGGCATGACGGATGAGGAGCTGCATGGCTGGAGCAACGTCGACGCGGTATCTGGCGCACAGCTGGAAAACACGGGCACCCCAGCGTGGGTGACGCGCACCAGCTCCAGCAACACCGTGGTCCTGCAGGCCGACTTTGAGGGTAGCCTGTATGCCATTAACGCGGATGGCTCGCTCGCTGCGCGCAGCATGACCGTGAGTGGTGAGTATCGCCTTTTGCCATCGGGGTCTTTCCTGCCGTTCTTTGACGGCGCCAGCACCACGGTGGTGATCACCAATGCATCCACCAAGCCNCTGCGCCGGACGTATTCCAAGACCGTNGATGCGGGCCAGTACGAAATCCGGTTCCGGAAAGATACGCTGGACGTNCAGGGNTCGTCCGAAGTCAACATCGTTTCATGGAACCAGCTGAAGTCGGTCCAGCTNGANNCCGGNACTTANGGCGGAATGGGCCGGCTGGGCTTNAAGATTCAGGCCAGTGGCCAGCTAAACGGCGCGCTCGATGAGTTGCGCTGGACNGCCACTGCCAAGTCGATGCCGTATTGGAACGGATCGATCTGGACGACGGCAACGACGCGTGCCAACGGCCTGTCGAATCCGGGCGCACAAATACTGCTGTTCGCGCGCGGCATCTACGACGACGACAGCAATTTGATTGCGGGGCTGGGGCTGGACGATGCGCAAATCGACATTGAAAGCCTGCAAGGTTTTATGGAACGCTGCGCTGCCAAGTCGTTCACTTTCGACTATTTGTTTGATTCGCCGATGAGCTGCCAGGAGATTCTGGACGCCATGGCTGCCGTGGGAATGGGCGCGATCGCCTGGCCAAGCGGGAAGCTGGGCGTCGTCTGGGCGGCAGAGGATCAGCCGGTTGAGGGCGTCGTCAATATGGCGACGATCAAGGCGCGGTCGTTCCAGGTGAACTACCAGACCGCGGAAACGGCAGACGGCATTGAATACGCCTATTTCGACCGGGACCGCGATTTCAAATGGCGGACCTTGCGGGTTGTTGACCCGAGCGCGGCATCGTCACTGAATCCCGCGCGGATCAGTTCCATCGGCGTGACCAGTGAGGCGCACGCAGCTGTGCTGGCACGTTTCCACCTGGCGCAAAGTGTTTTCCAGCGCAAGGACATCGGCTTTGATACCGATCTCGAGCACCTGACATACCGTCGCATGTCGGTGCTGGCGCTCACGCATGATGTGACGCAATGGGGATATGGCGGGCGGCTGGTTTCAGCGGTCGACGATGCCGGCTATTTGACGTTGACGCTGGATGCTGAGGTTCCGCCCGGTGATGGTTCTCGATACATTGGATTGCGGATCCCTGGCGAGCTTGGCTACCGCGTGTTTAGCGTGGCCAGTTTTGTGGGATCGAGCAGGACGATCACCCTCACGACCTTGTGGCCGGATGGTGTGGCGGTACCCGGCGAGTCCGGCAACCCAGCCATGGACACGATCTGGATTTACGACTTCCAAGCCACGCCTGGCTACACGGTGCGGGTAACGGGCATCACGCCGCAGGCCGGGCTGACCGGGGCAACTGTCCGCGTAGTCCCTGAAAGTACGGAATTCTGGGACTACGTCTGGGACGGCGAGTACACGCCACCGGTGTCAGAGACAGCCCTGCAGTATTCGCCGCCGATCGTGAGCCGGCTGGGCATCAGCGAGGAGCTGGCGCGCCAGGGCAATACTTATTTCGTCGAACTGACGGTGACGTTTGATGTGGCGCAGTCTTACGGGCGTGCCGAGGTTTGGGGCGCGATTTCTGGTGGAGTGTTGCAAAAGCTGGGTGAAACCCGCACGCGGCGCTTCAACTGGCGCGGGTCATTGTCAGAGGTGTGGACGATTGAAGTGCGGCCGTTCTCGCCACTTGGCCGGCTCGGCACGACGGGCAGCACGACCTACGCCGTGGTCGGCCTGGCGGTAGCGCCAGCGAACTACGACACGTTCACGATCACTTTCCAGCCAGACGGCACGCGCGAATTTCAGTTCGCGTACACGTCGACCGAGGCTCCTCTGGATCTGGCGGGGCCGGTCATCCGGTACATAAACGGCATCGTATCGAGTCCGGATTGGGGCGATATGTCGCCTTTGAACAGCGGCACGTTCCCGTACCCGTCAAGCCCGTATGAGACCAACGCCTTGCTGGCAGGCGATTACACGTTCGCGATTCGCGCGGTGGACACGACCGGCAACCTGTCAACGACGCCGCTTTACATTCAGGCGACCTTGCCTGATCGCCGGCTTGGCAACGTGCTTGATGAGTTTTATGAGCATTCCGAGGGCTGGACCGGAACGAAGACGGACTGTCATGTCATCGCCGGCGTTTTGGAGGCCGACAACACCGATACCTGGGCCGACCTGTCCACTTGGACGGCATGGTCGACGTGGAATGCCGCACCCGCATCGCCGATTGTCTATCAGACGCCTGTTAGGGATTTGGGCGCGATGATCTCTGGTGGCATCAATTCCGATATTGAAGCGGCAGGCTCAGCGTCAATTGAGTTGCGCACCAGCGACGACGACATCACCTGGTCGTCGTGGGGTGTCGCCTCGGCGTTATTTGAGGCCCGGTATATCCAGCTGCGAGTCACGGTAACAGCAACGCTCGACGACCCGGTGGCCGGCGTCACCGCGTGGACGGTGCAAGTGCAGGCCAACATCAAGACCGAAACGATCAACGACATTGATATTTCGACGCTCACCGGCGCGCAGCGGATTGGCACCGGAGATATTCGCGTGCCGATCAATGAAACTTATTCGGTAATCAAGCGGGTATCTGTGGCGATTCAGGACAGCACTGCTACCAGTTGGACATGGGCCGTGATCGACAAAACGACAACTGGTCCACGCCTCCAGTTCCGGTCAGCTGGAACGCTAGCCGACCCGGCGCTGGTCGATTTCTACATTGAGGGGAGCTAATTAAATGACATGGCCAACTGGAGCGGTTTCCACAACTGCGCTTGACGCTGGCGCCGACGATCCGTCCCTTGCGCGCGCCGACCTGAAGTCTGCGGTGGATAAGCTCAATGAAATCATTGCGCACCTGAGCACCTACGGCAAGTCGCTGGTGGCGGTGGCGGATGCCGCTGCGGCGCGCACTGCATTGGCGGTGCCGAACATTGCGGGCGACACGTTCACCGGCAGCGTGACGGTTGTTGGCACGATGTCGGCAACGACGGTGCTGCAGACCTCGGATGAACGAACGAAAGAGAACTGGCGCGCTGCGCCGGCGGTGCTGGCGGCCTTGCTGGGCATGGAGCGGCTCGGCCTGTTTGATTGGGTCGACGGCGGTGAAAGCCTGGGCATCGGCGCGCAATCGCTTGAAGCAGTGCTGCCGCAAGCCGTTCACACGGATGTTGACGGCAACAAGGCCGTCAACTATGGCCCGCTGGCGCTGGTGTTGATCATCGAACTGGCCCGCGACGTTGCACGACTGCAGCGCGAGGTCAATGCATTGAGGGCGGCATGACGCTTCCGGCATCGGGCGACATCAGCATCGGCGACCTGGCGACAGAGTTCGGGGTGTCGCTGCCTAAAAGCCTCGGGAACTTTTATCGTGGCGGCGGCATCGTTCCGGTCATCGTCCAGACAGTCGGCATCCCAGCCAGTGGCGATGTTGAGCTGGGGGACTTCTATGGCACCGGGCGTGAAACGTCGCTGACGACATGGACTCAGGGCACGCCATCTGCAAACAGGACCTGGAACGCGGCGGCATTTGGAGGCGGCGTTTTCACCGCGTTGCAATACGTCGGCGGAAGTACGATGTATTCGACTGACGGCAGCAGCTGGACTGGGTCGACATCTACGTCGGGCTATTACAGCGCCGCATGTTACGGCGGG